CACCGTGGTGGTCTCAAACGTCTGGAGAACTTCACCAGCGAAGACCTTGAGGAACAGCTCATTCTGAGCAGCAAACGTATTGAACGGAGCAGCCAGGCCACCGACACCGTTGACCTGACCACCAAATGAAACGCTAGTAACTGCCATTGTAATGGCTCCTATGAGAGAAATGCGTTGAGTGAATAAACGGTTGCCTATGCACCTAGCGACAGCGTCGGCTCTACCCGCAGGCAGGCCGTGGTCGGCTTATGGAACAATCGGCGTTTGAGGGGATGGTGCCTCACCCTCAGGTGAGACGTAGCCGGCATACCACCCCTCGGGGATATGCACGGTGTTCTTTGACAGCTCCCATTCGGAGCCGTTCCAGTAATAGACATGGCCCCGGACATCAGGGCCAAGTCTGACAAGATCATGGTCGGCTGGGTGGACGAACACCACTTTGGTGCCCCCGCACCCGACGAGCAAAACGCTCGTAAGTATTACCGGGAAGATTCGGGGCATCCGTCGATAGTGACGGTTCATTGGCGCGTTTCCAAACCAGACCGACCAATTCTTTGATAATCGCCGCAAGTGCTGCGGAGATTGCAGCCCACATTAGGCGGCCTTCTTGACGGCAATCCGTGCGCCCGTGTAGCCCATGGCCACAAGAGCCGAAACGACGAGACCGAGGATCTGGTTCCAAGCCCCTTCGTTGGGGATGAGACCAGAGGCCTGCACGGCACCCACCATGACGGCAGCAAAGCTCAGCCAGAACTCGGTAGTCTTGTAACCGGGCTTGATGCTGTTGGTTTCAGTTTCCATTACTTTCCTCCTCCGCCGGCCCCTTCAAGTCCACCGGCATGTAGATCGTTCTTCTTGGAGTTTCCGCCCTTGGATGGGCGGCGGATTTGCAAACCCTTCTTCTTCTTCTTCTTCTCTTCCTCTTCTTCTTCGTGCATCTTGATCTTCAACCGAGACATTCGCATTGGATCACCTCCTTTAGAGAACATTGGAGACAGCGATCTTCCGCTCAACGTCTGAGCGGTACGCTGCGTCAGTCTTGTATCGGGGGTCGCTCATGGCAGCGACAACCTCAGCCACGCTGCGATAGGTGCTAGGTGCCGCCTTACCACCGCTGACAAAGCTAGGCTCACGGGTCTGGGCCGTGTATCGAGCCTGAAGGCCCTTGACGGCGAACATCATCTGAGCCTGGTCACCGGAGCCAACTGCCTTGTTGTAGGCCTCGATCTCTTGCTGGCTAAGGCTATTACCGGCCCACTGAACCATCTGGTCATAGCTGTCACGCCCACCAACGCTCTCAAAGACAGACTGCTCTTCGCGGGCAATGACCGCCTGCTGGCCGGCAATGAACTGGTCAACAATAGCCTTGGGATAACCCAAGGTCTCCAGCTGGCTATAGCTGTCATCGCTGAGCTTTCCAGAGCTAAAGAACTCATCGGAGAACTTCTGAAGCTTGGCCTGAGGTGTCTCCGTAGGCTGTGCCTCAGGCTCGGTCGTCTCGACCTCAGCCTGGTCCTGGGTTTGATCCTGAGCCTCAACACTAGGCTCCTGCTCGGCCTTCATCTGAGCTTCCTGCTCGGGACTGTAGGCGCTGGTCTGTCCGGTTACGATTTCAACCTTATCCATGGTTACCTCTTATTGACCCATAGTAGGGGTCTGCCCGGCCATTGCTTGCTGCAACATGCCAGATTCCATCATTTTACCAGCCTGGCCGACAACGCTGGGGCCCAGCTTCTCGGTCATGTTTGCCATCATGGCTCGGTTACCCTCGTTAGCCATGTCTTCCTGGGACTTGATAAGTCCCTTAGTGTCAATACCAAGGGCGGCAGCACGGCGGGCCAGGTACTCGCCGGCATTGATGTACTGAGCCACGGCCTGTGGTCCGAAGGTCTGGGCCACGCCGGCCAACAGGGCATCGAGCTTGACCAGGTCATTGCCACGGCCAAGGGCGTCAATGCCGGTCACAATCATGGGCTTGACAAACTCCTTAGGAACACGGGGCATCTTCTTCTTACGGGACATCGAGTCCATCAGGCGGTTCACCAGCGGAAGCTGGAACTCCTGGGCCAGGATGCTGTAGATGCCGCCAAGCTGACGCTCTACCGCTGCGGTCGTGAGGCGAACCTCTTCTGCGGTAACACGCTCAGCATTGCGAATCGTACTCTCCGCGAGAAGAAAAGCGTAGTTGAGACGCTCACGAATGCCACTGATAGCTTGTAGCGCAACCCCGAAGTCCGCTTGCTTCTGAAGCTGAAGGGTAGAGACATCGCTTGCCATACCTTCCCGGATAGCTCCGTTTGGGGATTTTGCCAGTACATCAGCGCGGGTCATCCCATTGGGGTTGACCAGGAACAGAACCTTAGCAGCAGCTGCCGATCCCTCAACGATAGCCTGGGTAAGGCCCTCAAGGGATCGCAGATCACCAAGGTACTCCTCAACGTATCCACGGCCATACGACTCTCCGTCAACGCGGTTCATACGCAGGGCCAGCCAAGGCATCGAGTCTTCCTTGTAGGACCCGTAGCTAGACGGTAGGCGCTGCCCCATGACCTCTTGGTAGGCCTCGTAACGGCCCTTGCCGGTGTTGTGGATGCAGGTGTATAGGTCAACCGTATCATCAATGGCCCGCTTGTTCTGAACCAGGGGCTGGGCTTCCTCAGGAAGCTCGATTGGGGACACGGTCTCCTTGACCAGGATCTTCAACACCTTGCCGCTAGGGTCACGCTTGACCACATAGCGGTCAAGGTGGAAGACTCTGATTCCGTCCTCGCCAAGGTAGATCAGAGCGTTTCCAGTAACGATCAAGTGCTTGAGAGCCTCAAAAACCGCTGACCGGATGGCCATGGTCTCGATCTCCTGCATCACTGCCCGCTCAATCGAGGACAGGGTCTGGTCGATCTCGGTCTTGTATTCCTCAGCCTCACCCAAAGCCCGGATAGCCTCTTCGTCCAGGATAAGCCGGAAGAAAGGCTGATTAGGAGGCAGCAGGCTCATCAGTAGCGATGCAGCCAGGTGGTTCACTCCACGGGCTCCCATGCCCTGGAAGGGGGTAGGGAACTTGGTGACTTCAGATGTGCCCTGGTCTGGGAGCAGGGTCGGAAGGGTCAGCCGCGAACAGTCACGGCCACGGAGCAGGTAGCTGTCACGCTGTGTTTCCAGCTCCGAGTAAAGATGTGCGGCTGATCCGTTCATTGTTTAGTACCCCAGGCCGGCGCCACCACCACCCATGCCCCCCAGCGGGATGGTAAGGGAAGCCTTGCCACGCTTCTTGGAGGTAGCCACGTTGGAGGTGTCAGCGATCTGCGACGGCTTGGGCTGAACAGACATGGCAGTCGGAGTCGGCGGCGGCGGCGGAGGGGCCGGAGGCTTCGGCGTCGGGATCTTAGGCTGGCTAAAGCACATTGTTGAACCTGTTCTCCTGCTGCCTTTGGTAGGCAGCCTTGAGGAAGTCGATGACAGAACGCTGGCCTGCATAGTGCCAAACGACACGATCAGGCCAGTCCAGACCGGGACACCGTGGAGGAAACCTGGCATCCAGGCTATCCAGCAGGTCCTTGGGAATCACTGGGAGGTTGTCCCGAAGTTCCGTAAGGTCGTCCATCACACGACCTTCAGGTTGAGTTCTTTGGCGTGGCTCAGCAAGTCATCAAACTTGGAGCTCATGATCGCCCGGCGGATCTTGCACATAGCCCGGAAGTGCGCGTCACGAACGGAGTCCACACTGATGTTGGTCCCGTTTGCTTGGTTGTAACGGCGGGTTACCTCTTCCCAAGGAAGGAGGTCCAGGTGCTGAGTCTTGGCGTGGATTGTCTTACGCGGCATTGTCGTTTTCTCTCGCTACCCAGTTAGGAAGATCGTTCAGGTGGGCGGGTAGTAGGCCCATCTGGATCATGAGTTCGGTGTGCATGATAGCGGCAATGTTCCACCGTGCTGCGGCCAGGTGGTCCTCGTCTCGGTGCCCCATCAGGTACTTGTTCATGTGGCGCATGGCGGAGTCCATGTACCGGGACAGGGGCTGGCCCTTCTCCCAGTTACGGTCCCCGTACTTACGGGCCCCGTTCTCCAGATGCCTGGCGTCACGCTCGACAACAAACGGGGACATAAGGTCGAAGCGACCCTTGCCCTCGCGGGTGTCACGCCGGCTGCCGGTGTCAAACTCTTCCCGGCTACCGGAGTCCTTCACTTCGCAAAAGTCAGTTCGGATGGCATCCATAGCTTCACCTCGGCAGTGCTCAACTCGTACTCCCCATGCTGAAGGATCCGAGCCACACGCGCCTGCTGAAGGGCGTGCTCCTCGGTCAGGCCAGCTGAAGAGAAACATCGGACCACGGTATTCCATGTGCAATCCTCATCGAGAGCCTTCTCGGCCTTGACCGGCCCAACCCCTGGGCAGCCCTTGTAGTTGTCAGTGGTGTCACCGACGAGAGTCTGGTACAGGTGGAACCTAGCTGCCTGTTCCTTAGTGGTCTTAGTGAAGGTGCGAGTTCTGGGATTGTAGAGCTTGCCTGGGACACCATTGAAGTCCTTGTCCTCAGAGACAATGACAATGCCCTTGGCCTTTGGACGGGTAGCCAACAGCCCAATCACGTCGTCTGCTTCAAGGCGGGGGTAGGACACTGATGTGTAAGCCGACAGGCAGTAGTCCTTGACCGCCCGGTAGCAGACAGGCTTGCGGCTGGCCGCTCGGTTTGCCTTGTAGTCAGCCAGAACGCCCATCCTCCAGTTGTTGCTGGAGGTAAAGCACAGGGTGACCTTGTCGGCCTTGGTCGCGTCTTTGATGTCGGCAACTGTAATGTCCACGATCTCTCGGGCCTCGCGGGCATCAGAGTGCAAGGTCCACATGTCGTTGCCCCAGTCCATCTCCCGCTCTACGGCGGCGCAGGCCTGGTACACGACGATGTCAGCGTCGATCAGGGCATGGGTTTGTGTCTTTGATTTCTTCATTGTCTTGATCTTATCGCCTGGATTCGATGTGCATCTCGATGATTTCCTGAAGCCGCTCGTTTTCCTTGGTAAGCCACTCGATGGCCATGGCGGCGCTGCGAACAGCCTCAAGCATAACCTTGGCATCAGCCGTTGTCAGGCCGGGATCTTCCCAGCCAAGCTCGACGTATTGGTTCAGACGGGTTTGGGTGAACTCAAGCACAGTCTTCCTCCAGTTCAATGATGCGCTTACGCAGGCGCTCGATCTCGTCCTTGGCCTCTTGAATCAGTTTGTCCGCACCGAGGGCCCTGGCTGCCAGGATGTTCCGTAGCTGCTGGATTTCGTCTGCTGCCTGGTGGGCAGTCATTGGGGAGATGATAGCGCAGTCGCGCAGTCGAGTGACGATGTCGATCATGGGTTCTCCTTGAGGTGGGTAAAGGGTGGTTTTGGGTTGGGGAGAGGGTCAGAGCGCACAAAGTCTTTATACCCCCTCCCCACCCAGAACCACCCTTGCTGGATAAGTCATGTGTTTTCCTTGAAGCAGTCCCAGCCTCGCCGTTTGGCTTCTCTGCGTGGATCGGCCATTGTTGGCAAGTGGTTGGCCTC